TATATTGTAAATTCAAAAATTTTGATTAATTTTAAGGGTGTCATTTATTTGATACCCTTTTTTTTTAAGATATGCAAAACGAAATTGATAAAGTTTTAAGCTACGAAAAAACCAAAAGTATATGGAGAGGTAACCACCTTTCTATTGAATGGCAAGAAGCTAATAAATTAAACATTACCTTATTTGGAATTAGTCTAAATAAGGCTCAAAAGTGCGAATGTATAGAAGACTTATTTTTTGCATTAAAACGTCCAAACATAACAAACAAAATAATAGAAAAAATGGAAAAACAATTTCACGTAAAAAAGGGAGCGGTTATCATGTCGTTCGGGGTTGATACAATTACAGAACATTCAACTGATAAACAGTGTATGTCGGCTTTAAAACACAATCCAGTATTGATCAAATTCTTTGATAAAGTACCTGAGAATTGGCAAAAAATAGTTGGTATAGTTGAGGATGTTAAGGAATTGGCTGAAGAACTTAAAGATGTTATTGCAATAGTTAAGAAAACACGTGCAAAACGTAAATAGTAATGGCAAAAGTTAAATCTACGGCTCAAAAGGTCACGCAAAGGATTGATGTTATAGATAACATTGGCTTCTTTGTAAAGAAATACGACTTTGATAATAAGTACCCACAAAGGGTGACTGATATTGTTAATGATTCGGGAACTGCGAAAACTTGTTTAAAATTATATGAAAAATTTGTTTTTGGTGGTGGGTTAAAAGATACCGATTTCTATAAAAGTAAGATAAATTCTAAGGGTGAAACAACTGATAAATTTGTTAGAAAATTAGTTAAAGATTTTGGTAAATTTGGCGGGGTTGCTATTCACGTTAATTATAACGGACTTTATCAAAAAAGGGAAGTTAGTTTAATACCGTTTGAATTTTGTAGATTAGTTCCTGAAGGAGATTCACGCTATGGAATGATTGAGGTGTACGACGATTGGGGCATGACTAAACATAAAAAGTTTGATAAGACTGATATTGTTTATATTAATCCTTACAATCCTGCAAATGTAGAAATAGAAGTTGAAGAAGCTGGCGGTTGGGAAAACTACAAAGGTCAAATCTACTATTCACCTATGAATGAATATCCATTAGCTCCATTTGATGCAGTTTTAGAGGATATGTTAACGGAAGGTCAACTAAAGAAATTCAAACATTCTACGGCAACGGATAACTTTTTGGCTAGCCATTTATTGGTTATGGGTAAAACTGAAAGTGATGAGGATGCTGAATTATTTGATGAAAATATGCGAGCGTTTCAAGGTGGTGAGGGTGCTGGTCGTATAATGGTTATCGAACGTGAAAGCAACGAGGAAGCAATTGAACTTAAGAAATTAGACATTCAAAATTACGACGGATTATACGAATACACTGAAAACAGTTCACGTGATGCTATAATTAAGATGTTTTTAATTCCGCCCGTTTTACTTTTACGTGTGGCTGGTAGTCTAGGAACGTCAAAAGAGATTAGTGATGCATTCGATTATTACAACGGTATAACAAGTGATGACAGATTAGTTATTGAAGAAATTTTAACTGAAATTTTTAGCAATTATTATTACAATATTTGCCCGTCAAATGACTATTCAATCTTACCTTTGAAATATAGCAAGGCAATTGCACCTGAATACCTATCTTACTACACTAAAAATGAAATTCGTATAGCAAATGGAGACGAAGAAGCAACTGATTTAAAAGCGGATACTACTTTATTAGCGGTTACTTTGGGAGTTGGTGGTACGCAAGCCTTAACTAGTATTTTAGCTGATCCAAACCTTACAATTTCACAAAAACAAGGTACATTAAAAGTCTTGTTTGGTCTTTCAGATGAACAAACAAATCAAATGCTTACATTATGATAACAACAAAATTAATAACACTTGCAAATATTCAGGCGGTTAAGTCAATTTCTTTGAATGTAAATGAAATAAAGCAATTAACCCCCCATATTTTAGAATCTCAAAACTTTGATTTACGTGAATTAATCGGAGATGCTTTTTACTTAGATTTAATAGCTGACTTTTCGGCTTTACCCTCACTAGATAAATACACTTTATTGTTTAACGGAGGTCAATATACTTATCTAAATGAGGTGTATTATTTGGACGGCATAAAACAGTATTTAGTTTATTCTACATACGCTCGTTATTTAGCAAATTCAAATGTAATTAGTACGGCTACGGGACTAGTTCATAAGACTAACCAATATAGTGACAAAGTAGAAGAAAAAACTATTGCTAGATTAGTATCTCAAGCACGTTCAGGGGCTACATTTTGCGAAGAAAATATTAAGAAATATCTTGAAAGAAATAAAGCTAGTTATCCACTATTTAAATGCGATAAAAATGCTAACTTTACTAATGGAATTAAAATAAGAAATATAGGAAGCTAATGAATAGTGATAACTTAATATTAAGGCAAACGGAAAATGCACCGTTAATTAACAAGAATGATGTTTTAACGAGTGCTGAATTTGATCAAAATGTAATCAAAATTTACAATGATTTATTAGCTAATAAATATGTTAGTGATGCAACGTTAACATTTAGTTCAATTAGAAGCTATATAACTGGCGAATATGCTACTTATAACGGTCGTTTATGGGTTGCAACAACTGAATCTACGGGAGTTGCACCGACAATTGATAGCTTTGAATGGAACGATATTTTTCCAAGTGTTTTAGCTCACGAAAAAAACAAAGATACTATCTTAGATGAAGGTGGCACAAACGAAACTACGGTTGCCGAAATTAGAGCGTTTATAGATGCTGGGTTAACGAGTACAACTAATTTATCATTAAGCACAAAAACGGGTACAAGTTTTAAAATTGAAAGCTCAACGGGTGCGGATGTTACTATTCCTGAAGCTAACTTTGAAGAAGCTGGTTTATTAAATGCTACGGATAAGGTTAAACTAGACAATTTAAGTGGAATAAATACAGGAGACCAAACATTAGAGTCGTTAAGTGCGGAAGACGTAACGAATAAAGTAACTGATTTTACAACAATTAACGACACTTTATATCCAACAACACAAGCGGTTGACACTTATTTAACGGCACAAGTTCCGCCATTAGTTGAGATATTTATTGATGGTTTGGTAGCTCAAGACTTACAAGACGTTACAACAGTTGGAAATACAACTACTGATAATATTCAATTTACTGGCGGTGTTGGTGTGCTATTCGACAATACATCTACCTTAAGAAAGGGAACTATTGACGCTGGCTACGGTGGTGCAAAGGGTATAGCTCAAATTTGCTCAGTTGGTTACGAATTAAAGTGGGAAGCGGGTAGGCTTTATGTAATGGGTGATGGTGGTACAACTATTAGAGAGGTATCTCACAATTTCACAACTACACCGACAACAACTGATGACAATACAAAAGGTTTTATTGTTGGTAGTAGATGGTTATTAGATAACGGAGACTTATATATATGTAGTGATATAACAACTGCTACTGCGGTTTGGACATTACAAACTATTGATGCCGTCCCAACAGATGGAAGCACTAAGGCGGTAGAATCTAACGGAGTTTTTGATGCTTTAGCTAATAAAGTTGACAAAGTAGTAGGTAGTAGATTAATTACAAGTGCTGAATCTACTTTATTAGGTAATACAAGTGGAACGAATACAGGCGATCAAACAATATCAGATGCTACAATTACAACAACTGACATAACTACTAACAATTTCACAACTGCAAAACATGGTTTCGTCCCAAAGGGTACAAATGTAGGTAAATTTTTAAAAGATGACGGAACGTGGGGAACACCTTCAGCAGGCGGTTTAACATATTTCACAGAAGCACAAAATACAACTGGAGTTAATGCAACAGTTCCTGTAGATAGTTTAACAGCGGTTACAGGCACAACAGATGGTGACTTTGCAATTATACCTAAAGGGACAGGAGCTTTAATAAGTCAAATTCCAGACGGAACAACAGCCGGGGGAAATAAAAGAGGTGCTAGGGCTGTAGATTTTCAAAGAAATAGAGCTGGCGCAACTCAAGTAGCTAGTGGCACAGACTCATCAATATTAAGCGGTGTAAATAATGTTGCATCATCACCTTATTCAGTTGTATTAGGAGGTAGTGGAAATTCATCTATTGCTAATTATACATTAACATTTGGTAGAAACGCCTACGCAAATGGTAATTATGCTTTTGATTTTAGTAACAATGGTGGCGCAACTGCAGATGGTGGGTTTTCATTTTTATCGGGAGGTACAGCGTCAAATGCAACATCATTCAATGGTTTAGCAAGCGGTATAAATTCTTTTTCTAAAAACGGCACAGCGTCAGGAGCTGGCTCAGTAGTAGCTGGAGGTTCGCTTTGTGTAGCTTCAGGTTCAAGAGCTTTTGCGATGGGAGATACTAATCTTGCAAATTCTAGATCAGCTTTAGCTTTGGGCGAATATTCATCAACAAAAACGATTGCATCTAGGTTATCTATTGGAACATTGCAAGACATATCACCTTACATTCAAGGTAATTCTCAATTATCAATAGGTTGTACAACTGTTCAAAGCACAACAAATACTGCTTTAGAATTAGTAGCTTATCAAGGAACAGCAATTGCTTTAGTTTTACAAAACAATGAAGCAATAAGAGTTAGAGGTTCTATAATCGGAAAACAAACTGCAAGTACAAATGTAACAAGTTACGACTTTGATTGTATAATAGTTAGAGGAACTACGGCTGGAAGTACAGTAATTAAAGTAAGTAATGTGAACTTAGTTTGGGACGACATTATATGCACTGTTTTACCCACATTGACAGCAGACACAACATTAGGTGGTTTATCAGTAAAATCAGGTGGTAAATTAACAACAACAATTAAATGGAGTTGTAGAATCGATAGTACAGAAAGTATTTTAGCATAATAAAAAAAAACAATATGAAAATTAAAACATTAGTATCAGTAACTTACAATAACGGAGTAACAGGACAGGAAACAGGTTTAGTAACAGGTAACATTCAAAGTTGTAACCAACAATTAAGATTTGGATTTGATAATAACTTTATGTACGAATATTCAAATGAAAGTGGTAAATCATTAGTAACTAATATGTACCCAGTTACAGCAGAAGAAACTAACGCTTTATATAATCTAGTAAAGAATGAAGTACCTAGTAATTTGAATTATACGCAAGCGACTGAATACCTTTATTATTTAGGTTTTAGGGTTCAAATGGCTCAATTGTTTGGAATATTAGAAAGTGATATTGAAATAATTTTGTAATGAACCAAATTAAATCAATACTAGCAGAACTTAGAAAAATGAAAAATATTGCGCTAATCCTACTATTCGTGGGGTTAGTGCTTTATTCATACCAACCATTAATTACTAAGGTAGTTGAAAAGAAAATTGAAACTGATCCTGTAAAAGAGGACATTAATAATAATGTTTTAATTCAGCAGATGTTGAATAATTTAATGATTAAATATGGAGCTGATCGAGGTTATATTTTTCAGTTTCACAATACAATTAAATATTATGATGGTAGTCATCGCAACCATCAATCAATGACCTTCGAAGTGTGTTCTAACGGTATAAGTAGAGAAGCTCAATCATTGCAAAATTTAGCCGTATCTTTATATCCTGTATTTTTACAAGATGTATTGCTAGACAGAATGAATTACAATAATATCGATGAAATAAAAGAAGAAGCAACAAAGATAAATTTAAAAAATCAAGGTATTAAATCAATTTATATAA